ACAGCAGGTCGTAGTCGTCTCTTGAATCACAGTCTTCACCGTTGCACATTAAACATTCTTCAGTCATTGGTCTACCCCCTCTTGGTGTTTGAGGATAAGCGTGCATGCAAGTTCAGCGTGAACAATAACAAGCGCGCTTTTGTTTCCCATGTGAAAGATGGCGGGTCCGGATGGCATGAGGTCCAACAACTTCGGGAAGTGAGGTCCGAAGACTGTTTCACATGTCCCGTTGTAATCGGTGTCAACATCGCATTGTCGTGTCATACGCGCGCCACGGTTTGTGCCAGCGGCGATGGTCATTTCACCATCAGCCACACGAACCTTAACGGGTGCATCCTTTCCGATGACTTTGGTGAGTGCGGTCATTCCGCGAGTCGCACCAACGGTCAGCGTCCCATGACATTCCAAATCCGCGCGGCCAAGTTTAGCCCACTTGTTCTGTGCGGCATAACTGATGGCTGTCTCGGCTCGGTCCACGGTGGTGTGCGACATGATGTAGTCGGAGGTCGGTGTGCTGAACTCGTTGTTGCCGTTCTTCAATGTCAGCGTGTTGCCGACATGTCGGATGGTGGTGTAGTCTTCATCGCATGCTTTGAGAAACGCGCCGACTTTGTGGACATCGGGAATGTAGATGACACCTGCTCGGTAGTCGTCTTCCACCCCATGAATGCCGATGGTCTTCGTAAAGAAATGCGTTGCTGTGTCCACGGATGCTTTGAGTTGCAGATTAGCGAGGGTGCAACGAAGGTCGTTGACGCCCTCTCCGAATCCTGTCACGAAAGCCCAAAGTGAATCGTTGTTGAAGGTCCCTTGAACAAGGCTCAATCAATCACCTCTCCTGTGTCAGCGAGGTGGATTGATTTACACTCCGGACAAATGACGGATGGCTTGTTCGCGTCCAATGGTTCGTAGTTACCAGCCGCGCGGCAAAGTCTCACTTTGTTCTTGTCAAAAATGTGCAACTTGTTCGTGTCATTCTTCATTTTCAATCATCTCCTTAACATATCGTAGACAAATGCAGTCGTGGAACTTGATGTATTCCTCCTTCGTGGTAGGGTGAAGGAGGCGTTCTTGAACCGCACCTGTTCCGTTGCATTCCTTGCAACTGCTGATGGGTTTCGCAATCCACTTTTGAAAAACGCAATCGCATGGGTGATTGTAAAACTCAACATCAACACACTCACCTTCGTAGTTGCGGAGGGGCCGCTCCATCACCACCTCACCCGACCCAGCACAAACAGGACAGGCCGGGTTTGGTAGGTATGGTTGGTCTTCTTCGCTACGCGCGGTGGTGTTGTTGTGTGCGGGAGTGCCGGTGCGCTTCCAATCACTCAATTCAGTCCCTCCCGAAGTTCCGGAAGTCCGAACCATTCGGGGGATGCGTTCTGCTTCGTAACCATGATGGTTCGTCGCTGGTCAAGAAGTTCGGGGTTCGTCTTACACTTGACGAACTCAACCTCGTAACGCGTTTCTCCCGTTGGTGACCCGTCATCGCCGCGCACCTTTTTCTTGTGGAAGTGAATGATTTGGTTGAGGTAGTTGGCGGTATGTTTTTCCCAACCGGGTTTCTTTCCTGTGATTGCACCACTCTTATCCATGAGGTCGGTGAAGTGAGTCTCAAAGTAGACGCGGACTCCAAGTGACATCAAGGTGCGAGCGATGGTAGTAAGTTGGTGGAAACGCGTTGAGCGAATCTGCCAATTGAAGCGCATGCCGACCTGCTCATGAGGCTTGACCTTTGCACCAATACCGTCGGGGGCGGTCCCCAAGTCTTCAATGAACATGCAGTTCTTGGCGACTTCATCCCACAGGTCAACTGCGGAAAAGAGAACGGAATGGAGGCGTGGTTTGTCGCCGGGGTTTGCGGCCCAATCAACAAGCGTCTGTCCGATTTTCATGACCCGACGATGGGTTGCTGGGTAGTCCTTTGCTTCACGAGTCTCTCCGTCTTCGTCAAAAGTTTGGAACATGACATTTGGATTGAGGCAACGAATGTTGTTGGCGAACTCACGGTGATGAGTCACGCGTGTCGTCTGTCCACCACCGTCAAAGTCAAGCACGAAGATAACATCCCCGCGCTTTCTTTCTTCCTCGGTCATGCTATCCAAGACAATGCCCGTCTTGCCGACACCTTCCGGTCCGACAAGTCCGCACAGTATCATGCTATCGGGAACGGTTTTACCCGCGTTGACAATCTCATCCCACACGGATGCGGCGATGGGTTTGCTTTGCGGGGGTTTCTCTTCAACCGAAGCAACCGGAACGGTTTCGCCGGTGGTTGGGTCAAAGGTTTTCGTGGCTTCTGTTTTCAAATCGTTGAGGTTTGGCATCTTTTTCACTCTCCATATTGCGTTGTTGATGTGTCACCGCCTTCGCCAGCAGGGATGGCGAGGCGTGGGACTGCGTAAACACCGAAGGTCTTGATGGCTGGTTGTGGACCATCATCGGTTGCGCGCACACTCAATCGTCCAAAGACGATGACGGTGGACTTGACAGCGTATGGTTTCCAGCCTTCTTCGGTTGCGTAGTCAAATGGATGGCCGTCATCGCCGAGCAATCCGTGGATGTAGCAAGGCAGGTTTTGGCGCATTCCACCGTTGAAGGTGCGCATGAGGTCAAAGGATGAAACGCTCATGGAGTAGTCATGACCCGTCGGGTCCCACTCAGTTTCGCGTGCTTCCTTTCGCATGTCGCTGACCTTCGCTCGGACAAAGACGAGAGGACCGACGGGGTTGTAGCCGGGAATGACTTCTTGACGCGTCTCAAAAACTTCCGCAAGTGTTGAGAGGTCTTTGATGTAAGAACGCTCAAGTTCGGGGATGAGGCGTTCCGGAGCAATGGCTCCGCGCACATGTTCTTCCACGAAGTCGTTGCCGTAAGTGATTGCACCGGGGAAAGCAAACGAGTTGTAGGTGTCAGCCCATTCGGGTTTGACATTGGCCGACTGCGCTCGGACCTTCAAGGTGCATTCAGCGAAGAGTTGAGGAATGAACCACTCATCCGGGTTGTTGGATGTAACGGTGATTCGTAGAACTCGTTGTTCATCCAAGAAGTTATCCTTCTCGTTGCCGAGGAAGTAGTAGGTTCGTTGCCACCGGTAAGGCGTGATGGGTTCACCGAAGCGGGACCAATCGGGATTGTTCTGCAAAATGGCGATGGAGAGGTTGTTCTCTTCAAAGAGGAACCACGGTTTCGCGTCTGCTGATTCTTCGGTAGCAATCACACCGTCTTTCTTCTCAAGCATCCACACGCCGTCTTGGGTGAAGGCTCGTGCAACAAGCCCCTGTTGGATGGCGTCGTCAAGGTCGTTGATGGCGGCTGAAACAGCAGGAGCGCGCTTGCGTTCCACACCGTCTCGCATCTTCGGGTCAACGCCGACAAAGTATCCGACGAGTTCGGTTGCATTTGCTTGGGATGTTCCCGACATGACGCGTCGCTCAACCACGAAGGTTTCTGCGGCATCAATCATGAAGTCATCGTCTTCGGCATCGGGGTTGTCCACTCCGAGTTCCGTCTTGAGGTAGGTGTAGAAATCACCGGTCGCATCATCAAGCGACTTGTTGTGTTTCTCAGCCCACCACTTAAGGCGTTCCTCCACATCGGGGTGCAACCCGTTGTTCTGTTCGTTGTTTTTGGCTTCGTTTCCGTTTAGGTTTGGCATTTTTTATTCCTCCTTTTGGTTTGTGTCTTCGCGGTGCAGGGTCGCTACAAAGTAGTCCACGAAGGACTCCGATGATAGCGGCCATGCGTGCATTCGTAACACGAAATTACCCCACACAGCGAAGAAGGTATATAATTGTTCGGTTTCTAAACCGATGGTTTTCACATGTTCATGGATTTTGCGCATCACCATGTGAAGAGATGCGCCGTTGCGAACCATTTCAAGCATGGCTCGGTGTGTTGATTCCCAATCGCCAGCGGCGATGTCAAGAGTAAGAGAGTCAAGGTCTGTTTGAGAATCGTCAAGTTTCGCACCACTCATGATGTGATTTCCGATAGCGCGAAGGTCACCACCGAAGTATGAATGGAGTGCGTCGGGGCTGTCGGTTGAAATTACACCATGCGTGGAAACCAAGAGTTGTAGATACGCGCGCACTTGTTCTGCGGTGTAGGGTTTGAATTGGAACTGCACGCAACGGGACTTGAGTGCAGGGATGACGGCTGATGGGTCGTTGCAGGTGAGAATCCACCAGCAATTGCTCTTCTCCATCATGCGCTTGAGTGCTTC